ATTATTTTTTCTTTTTCTTTTTAAGTCTTGGATCGTCAGATATAAACTTATCAAATAGATAACCAAAAAATCTATCTATCATTCCGAACAATCTATAAATAATACTATCAATCATAATCTACCATCATCAACTTTATGCCTAACTTCTTTTGTTGTTTTGTAGGACTTCTGTGAATTTTATATGAGCCTTTAGGCTTATCTTTAAGATTCTTACCTCTAAATTTTTTATAGTAGGTAATTGTTTTTATATCTATGAGTTGTATTTTACCATTTTTATCAACGATAACAATATCAAAAGGACAAGCAGGATCACAGCTTTTGGCTACATAATAACCTTCTTTTGTCAGCTTTGCGATAGCTTCGTATTCGCCTACAGTTCCTTTGATTGATGTTTTCTTTTGTCTGTCAGAGATTATCTTATTAGAGTCAACACTAGATTTACTAGACTTGTTATGCTTAGTGCTGCTACGAACCATAAAACCCTATATATATTGTTTATCCTTAAATCTATATGATGTAGGTGATTATCTTTTATAGTGTCTATCTTGTGGTGAATCAAGCTCAATTCGCCTTCAAGTTTAATTATCTTTTTTTCGTTTTCTTGAGGCAAGTTGTCCATAATATTATTATCTTCTTATTAATCCTTGAGGAGCTACAGGAACATTTAAAGGTTGTCTGTATCTATTTATTAATTGATTTATACCAACTGTTTCTGCTGCTGTAACAGATGGTGTTGCAACTCTTTCTGCTCCAGAAACTAATTCTTCTTGTATTAATTTTTTTGCAGCTTTTTGACCAACAACATCCCTAGCTCTATCAAAAGCACCTCTTGCAGCTAATAATCCTTGTATATTTGCAAATTTAAATCCAAATATACCTACTAATGCTCTACCAGTTTGTTGTATAATTCTTGATAATGCAGATGCAGTATTTGAAGGATTTACTAAATCTCTAGGTTTAAAAGTTTTTCTTACTTCTCTTACAAAATCATCAATTAATCTTAACTCATCTGGATCATACAATTCTTTTAAAACATCATTATATTTTTGTCTGGCAGTTGACCATTGATTTACAAATTTTTGAGGATTAAATATACCATTACGACTTGAATCTCTTATTAATTTTTCAAAAGCAGAAGTTCTTAAAGATTGAAAATCTGAACTTTTTGCAGCTAAATCAGATACATCCTGACCTGTTTCTGCACCAAAAATATTTTTTAATCTTTTAATAATAGTTAAAGAACCTTGTTTTTGTCCAAGTTGAGCAGCTCCAAATATATAATCTATAGCATTTAGTGGTGTAACATCAGGATCATTTAATATTTTTTGAACAACTTTACCTGCTCTATCATCAATTTTAATTCCATTTTTTCTTATAGCATTTACACCAAATAATTTTTGTTTTAATTTAAAATTAGTTCTTGCTTGTTTTATTGCATTTAAAGCAACTTCTTCTCCACTAAATAAAGCATTATCTATAGCATCATCATAAAATTTATCATATTCATTTATTATAGCAGTAAGATTTTTTTTATCTGTTGGATTTTTAGCAGTAGGAAATAGTGCAGATATTTTTTTTCTTAAATTTTCAAATTCATTAAATGTAGTTACTGGTAATTTTTTCTTTTTTTGAGGTTTTACTTTTTTAACAAAATTATTTATAAATTGTGTTGCTCTTATAGTTGAGGGTGTAAGTTCTTTATCAATAACATCGGTTGATTCTTTAATAGCTTTTTGTATTGAACTTGTTAATACATTGATATTACTATCACCTGCATTGAATACAGCATCTTTATCAACAGCATTATAGGCTGTAGTTACATTGTCAGATGCTTTTTTAAATTCTTTTTGAACTGCATTTAAAACACTTTGACCTGCTGATTCCAAATCTTCTTTTGCAAGTTCACCTTTATTAAATTTATTAAGTAAACTTTTAGCTGATGTTTCTATATCAATATTTTGTTGTTTTAAAAATTGTCTAGCAGCTGTTTGAGCTTCACTACCATAAGCACCTTTACTAGCTTCAAACAATGCAGCTATACCTTCTTCTTCTCCTATAGCTTGAGATTTAGCAACTCTAAAACCAAATTTACCAGCACCTGCTTGACCAGCAGCTATATCTGTTTTTACACCTTTAGATAATTCATCACTAAAACTTTTAATAAATTTTTCATCAAGATTATCAGGATCTATTCCTGCATCCCTAGCTGCTTTTTTTCCTTTAGAATTTAAAACTAATTTACCATCAACTTTGGTAGAAAATTTAGGATTACCAACTAAAGATTTCCAAGTTTTAGCTGCAATAGGATTTATTGCACCTTCAAAAACTACTGGTACAGCACCAGAAATAACTGCTCTAGTAACATCAATATCTTGTGATCCTAAAGGTTTAGTTGCAATATCTTGAGCAATAGAAGTTCCAACACCTGCTCCACCAGTATATGCAGCTCTTTTTAATAAAGATTTACCTGCTGCTTTAGCTGCTGAAGAATATCCAGGTATATAAGATAAAATTTGAGATGTCGTTTGTAAAATATCTTGTTCTGATGTTCCAGGTTTATTTAAATAAAAAGTTTTACCATCTGGCATAGCAACTAAAATATTATCAAAATTATCTTTTAATATTTTACTTTCTGGTATCTGTGCTTGTATTATTTCTGCTTGTGCTTTTTGATTTGGGTTTATTAACAATCCAACTGCTATTTTTGCAGCTCCTTTACCTTTGTATGCACCTATTTCTGGTAGTTCAGGATATTCAGTTCTTTTAGTTCCTGTAAAAAATTCTTTAATAGCACCTAATGATTTTTTAACTGTGCTTTCTATACCTTCTTCATTTTCTAATTTGTTAAACTCAGTAATAATATTTTCATCTTCTACTAATTTTCCTGGTTTTAAATCGATTTCTTTTTCTTCTTCTTTTTCAAAAGCTGATAAAATTTTAGGATCATCTACAATTTTCATAATTATATCCTATAGTTCGTAAATTTGATCGCCAATTTTTATATATCTTTTACCATTTATAGTCTTTACATTATTACCTTCTAAAAATTCTTGATCGTAATTTTTAGATAATGTAGATAAAGTTTTTCTTTCATCATCAGATATTAATGGATTTTCTTTGTGAAAATTTGATGTAAATTGCGACCAACTTTTACCACTTACTTTATCTTTTTTAGATAATCCACCATTTCTTTCTACCCAATCATTAGCTTCTTCATTGTATCTTAAAGTAATTTCATTACCTTTTTTTTGTAATGCAATATTTGCTGCAATACCTTCTTTAGACATATTTAATCCTGGATTTATGTCTTTTACAAATTGTCTTTCACCATCTGAAATTGAACCTTTAAAATTAGATAAACCTTCTAAAACTAATTTACCAGTAGTAGCACTTAAAACTTCAGCTGCTCCTACATTTTGAAAATCAAAATTTAAACCAAATTCACTAGCTAATTTTCCTGCACTTGTTCTTAGTTCTCCAAAATAACCTGTTTTTAAATCTGGTTGTTGTATTAAAGTTTCAATAGTTGCAATATTAGATTGATTTTTTATAGCAGATTCAGCAGATTCATTTATTGATGTAAATTTTTTACCAAAAGTTTTACCAATTTCTTTTTGTTCTTCTGTTTCTCCAGCTGCCATCAAAGGTGTTTTTTTTGCAGGAGAATATAAATCTGGATTTGCTCTATATTCTGCTTGTGTAATAAGTTCTTGTTTACCTGTTTTTGTATTGGTTACAGCAAAAGGTTTTGTAGCTTTAGGAGTCATTAATTTTTGAACTTGCGCTGTCTGAGCAACTGCTGGAAGTAATGCAGAAAAAGGATCTTTACCTTGAATACCTTGTCCAAATATAGCTGAACCTAATATAGCACCTTGAGGTATGTTACCTAATAGTCCACCACTTTGATTCATTGGTGTATTTAATAAACCTTGTAATTGCTCATATCTTTTTCTTAAATTGTCTATCATTATATTAGTCCTAATCTTCTTAAATAATCTATATTATATGGGTTGGTTGTTAAATTACTAGCCATTAAACCGCTATAGGGATCAGCAGAGTAGCCAAATTGCTGATTTGTAGGTATCATGCCCAATATACTATTAACCTTACTTTTAGCATTATTATAGCTTATTTGCAAATCGGAACTTAATGGTGAACCTTGAGTCATAAGCATACTATCAAAATATTTATTTACCATAGAATCTTGAGGAGTTGTGTTTGATATTATATTGGGTAACTCAACTTGTGCCTGGTTATATAAATCATTAATTTCAGTTTCTGATAAATTTTGATTTACTGATCCATCACTATTAAATACTCTGCCTATCCAACCACCTTTATCTATAGGTTGTCCACTTCCCATGCCATCAGCAGTATAACCACCATAATTACCTGTGCCATAATCAGTTGTAGCATTTTCTTTTATAGTTCTACCAGCTGCAACTAAAAATCTTAATGTGGGTGATGCTTTTAAAAAAGGATCAGTAACTACAGCATCTTTCCAATGTTCGCCAAGAGTTAAATTTGTTGTTCCTTTATTGCCTTTATAAAAAGAATAATTTTTACCTTCTGTATTATTTAATCTATTCATTTCTGCTTGGTAAGTATCTTGTTCTTCTTTAGTCCAATCACTCCAATCAGATTTATCTAAACCAAGTTCTCTTAATTCTTGATTAGTTTTACCAATTGCTTTTTGTGTAGCTTTATAGTGGTCAGGATCTGGTGCTAAGTATTCATCTTCAGCATCTACTCCTCCTAAATCAATCCCAGCTTCATCATAAGTTGATACAGGTGTAGATGTTGTTGGTGGATTTAATATTGATGGAGGTGCAGATGGGGGTGAATAACTTTGACCACCTCCGCCTCCACCTCCGCCTCCACCTCCGCCTCCACCTCCGCCACCAGAAAATGCAGAACCTCCAGATGTAGTTGTTCCTGGAGAAGTACCTGGTTGACCTAATGGTGGATAAGCAAAAATACCAGATGGTGTAGGAGTTTTAACTCCACCAGCATCTACTAACATATCTCTTTCTTCTGGAGTTATATAGGCAAGTAAATGATTTTCAGGTGCTGCATCATTTAGTAATCCTGCGTATTTTTTAAGATTATTCATTAAGAATTAAATCCTTTTTTATAAAATTATAGAAATGATAACTAAAATATATAAAGCAATAATATGTTTAGTAGGTTTTGCTTTTACTTTAGTTTCAAGATCGTAATAAATTTTTCTTATTTTATCCATTATAATAGTCCTCCTAATAATCCTAAACCACCACCAAGTAATGCACCTGGTACACCTCCAAATTGTCCACCCACTAAAGCACCACCCATAGCAGTTGAAAATGGATTAGCTTGTACTTGTGATGATCCTATTGTTGTAGGTAGTCCAGTAGCAATTGGTGATACGAAACCTGCATATTGTTGTAATGCTTGTGCTGGAGCTAATTGAGCTTGTCTTTGAATGTTTTCTAATTGAGATCCTGTTTGAACTAAACTAGGTGCTTGAGATGCAATACCTAATTGTCTTCCTCTTTCAGTTTCATATTGTCTAAAAGCTAAAGGTAAAGCAGCTTGTGCTACTTGTGAAACTATTTGTTGTTGTGACATGGGAGAACCTGGTGTTCTTCCTGCTGCACTAAATTGTGATTGAACTCCTGTTGCAATATCACCTGCTGTTTTTTGCATAAGGGGTTGTAGAAAAGGATTTAAATATTGACCAGATAAAGTATCTGCTAACTGTTGTTGAGCAGCTGTGCCTAATGCTTCTTGTTGAGCAAGTCCTGTTAATGTTTGTTGAGTTGGTGCTACATATCCTGCTGCACCTACACCTTGATTATATAATTGACCAGACTCAGATAAAATCTGAGCTAATGCTGGTTCTGCTGGTGCATAAGGTGTTACTTGTGATGTTGTGCTTCCTCCTGAAGATCCTCCGCCAAAACTCATATTTTATTCTCCTGTTTTATTTTTTTTTCTAAGACTACATGGGTTCGTTTGTAATCAAATAAATTTAAAACTCTTTGCCAACCTGGTCTAGCAATAAGTTCCATCATATCGCAACCTTCTTCTTTAGCAAAATTTTCTACTTCACTAATTAAGTGTTGCCACTTATGTCTTTGTCTGCCAGTCATTATATAGATATGACAAACTTTACCAAATTTTCTTTTTATCAATTCAGTAACTACGACACCAAAATACTTTTGCTCAGTCTTTTTTTGTTCTTTATCCCATAGTACCCAAATTTGGAATTTTCCTTCTTTAGCAAGGTCAAAGACAAAATCTGAATCGGTAAGTTGACTTGAATATGCAAGAGCTGATTTAATATCCTTTTCAATCATACTCCAAACTTTATCAAGTTCTTGAATTGGTATTCGTACTAAGTTCATAAATACATTAAAAAATACTTAATAACAACTATATATTAAGCAGATTTTTCGTCAAATATTTCTAAATAACTAACTATTCCTTCAACAACATTAGCAGTAGCTGTTTGAATTTTTAAAGCATCACCTGATTCTAATATTATTGGAGCTAAAGCAGCATTGGTTGTACTATCTGCTGCCATGCTTTCATGGTATATTTCATAATCAGCACTAGCTGAACTATCAGTTACAAATACTTCTACTAAATTATTTGAGCTATGCTCATTAGAAATTTGTATATTTTTAACTATAGCTGTTCTATTAGCAGGTACTGTATAGATTGTAGTTAAACTTGTAGTAGTTAAATTAATACCTGCGTTTTTATATATGTTAGCCATTATATTTCTTTTGTTGAGTGTAACGAAACTAAAGCCATTAAGGTTTATCTGGATAATCTATATTATTAACTTGTTCTACAGTAGTTATACCATTTGTTATATTTCTTAATTCAGTTCTAAATTGCATCCAAGCATTTTTTTGTTCAGATGTTAATGTATTATCTGGTAATTGAGTCCAGTCTGAATCTTGTAAATCTTTATTTCTTTTGGCTCTTAAATCTTCCATAGCCATATCAAATTCTACTGCTGTAAATTGTGCTTCTATGTCAGCTTTAGAAATAGGTGTTGTTCCATTGTGCCAAGTTATTTGATTAATGTTATTATCTATAACAACAGCTTCTGCATTAGGATTTATTTTTAATATTGCTTTTAATACATTCATTATCCAGCTATCTCCATTAAAGTTAAAGTATGGTTATTAGAAGAAAAACCCATATTATGAAATAAATTTTGAGTTGCACCAAAACCTATTGTGTATTGTTGTGCAGATGTAGTCGAAGGAGAATCCAATTTACTTAAACCAAATGCGTATCCTTCATAATCATTATTACCATCAGCATTTGCAGTTTGTGCAATTTGAGTATCACTTATAGTTCCTCTATATAATCTAATAAGTAAAGTATTATTGTGTCCATTTGCATATCCTGTGCCTTGATAAATGCAAAAAACTTTATTTGAGGTTGATGATGGAGTTATTGATAAATTCATAAACGAAACTATAGAAGTTGTACTGCTACTAGCTGTGCTGGTAATACTTGAACTTTGAACTTGCAAAACCTTACCACCTACACCTGTAGGTAAGGAGGTTATATTTGAAATTGAGTTATTGTTTAATGTAATTATTGCCATGACACCTCCTTACAAACTTCTCTAACGATAGTTAGAGCAATAGGTAATGCTGTTACACTAGATAAAGAATTATTATTTAAAGTTATTATTGCCATTACATATTCTCTAATTGATTAGCTTTAAAAGTCGCATAAGCATCTTTAACATCTTGTGTCCAGACTGCGTTACATACTGCTTGAACCTCTGAGTGTTCATTCGTAATATCTGCATCTGGTGCTAAAGAATGTCTATTATAC